CAATTAGAAAAATCCAAAAAGACGGCGGACTGCCCGATTACTACTACGTCATGCCCAACCAAGATCGAATCGACATCATGGTGGTTCGATCCGAGAACTCCGGCAACCAGTACACTTGCGTACTGCCCGCGCCTCACGGTTCAATGACGTTTAACAAGATGAACGAAATGCGGGCATACTTCGATGAGCATTTTGAAATAATGGGTTGACAATGTCGCATATTAATGCAATCATACGACATGGCAGTTAGTGAAGCTCGTTAAGGACTGTTTGTATTATAACCAATTAATATGATTAGTGATTAAACCTCAAGTAGCTAACTGTCAGCTTTGGGGGGTGAAGGCTGAAGGGCGAGTGCACCGTAACCGACACCACCCCCCAACTTTAAATTTCTAAAAATTTAATAATTGACATTATCGCATATCTGTGATATACTGTTCTTATCGAAGGGATGAACTCTTCGGTAGGGGCGGGCAAGCCCCACGTTATTTGACAATGGGTCACGGCCCTACATATCATGGAGGAAAAAATGTCAAAACGCATTTGGATCGAACTCGATAAAGCCGAAAACTTTGAAGAGGCAAAAGAAAATTGTGAACTGGCAAATAAACTAATTCACAAGTTGGGTGTACCAAAAGACGCTAAATTTTTTGCAGTCAAAGAACAAAAGCACACCCATACCTTTTACAACTTTACCTCAAGTTACGCGTCCGGTTTTACAGAACTGGATGATCGTGGAAAATGGTTCGATTTGGAATACCTTGCAAATCAGGAGTAGTTGATAGCCCGCGGGTCACGGAACACGGCCCGCGGGTTTCTTTTTTAACACCGGTTATATTATATAGAGAGAAAAATAAAAAAAATATTTTTTGAAAAATATGCCGTAACCGGTGTAACCGTGTAACTTTCAGTCTTTTTTCTTTTATATATAGGTACTTAACAGTTACATAAAGTAGAAAACAAAAATGTAACGTAACCAGAGTTTATGTAACCAATAGCAAAAGTGCGTTAAGGGGCCTCAGAAATTTTTTTTATAAAAAATATTTTTCTGGCTATATATAAAGAAATGTGCATTTTAAAAGAAACTATCGCAATTTAACTAGGTACGAGCATGACCCAACAAAGCAAATCTAAAAACCTTCCAGTAAAGAAGAAACGTGGTGTTGGCAAACCAAGGGCCACGAAGACTAGACCGCTTACAAGGAAACAAGAACTTTTTGTTAAAGAACTGGTTTCGAAAGATGGACAGATAACAATGCGGGAGGCCGCAATTAATGCGGGGTATCCGGCAAGTTCTGCACATACGCGGGCATACGAGATGACAAACCCACATATTTGTCCTCACGTTGTGGCCGCAATAAAATCATATCGAGATGAATTAGACGAGAAATATGGCATCAACTATCGAAGGCACATTAGAGATCTCCAAACTATTAGAGATCATGCATTAGAGAACGGCGCATATTCTGCGGCTGTTCAAGCTGAATATAGACGGGGGCAAGCACAAGGTGACATTTATGTCAGCAAGAGCGAGGTTCGTCACGGTAGTATTGACTCCATGAGTAAAGATGAAGTGATGAAAGCATTAAAGGAGATTAAGCAAACCTATGCCCCAGTCACTATCGACATTACTCCCGAAGGAGAAAGCAATACCCAGAACCGCGCAAAAGCGCGAGGCCGGATTTTGGAATCAGATGAGGACAGCCTTGAAGAAGAGTTCGAGGAGGATCTCGTCAACACGGCTTGAAACGTGGGCAACGCCCGGCATACCAGACGTTTTGTTATGTGATGAAAAGGGCAGTTTTCATTTTGTAGAGTTGAAGGCTACGGCGGGCAATGCTGTAGATTTACGACCTCATCAGGTTGCTTGGCTGTCTAATCATAAGAATGCAAGCGTTTGGGTTTTGGTAAAGAAGCTACAAACAAAAAACGAGCCAGAACAAATCTTTTTGTTCCATGGCCGTGATGCAGTAGACTTGAAGCTTGAAGGGCTGAAGGTTGAACCCGTTCTACATCAGAAAGAAAAGTTTGATTGGGAAGACATTTTCCGCTTGATTTGTCCGTAAACACTTGATATTATCGCATATGCAACAACGAAGACAAATGGAGGTGTCTCATGGATGTTAAATATTACATGTTGGAAATGAACTTTGAACAAAAGCTGACCGCGATGGAAAGCGATTTGCAGTTCTTTAAAAATATTTTAAAGGAGTTTGAAAGAGAAGAGGGCTATGAAAAATTAACCTCAGAAATCCCAAATTATAACCAGATCGTGGCTACGATGGATCATTTAGAAGTCACCCTTAAAGTATTGAAAGATGATTTCCGCGACAATTGCACGTTAAAGAATAAAGCCATTATGGATCGTTTTAATAACCTTCGTAAATTTGCGGAGGTGCAGTGATGCAAGTTAACATGAACGCTGAATTGTGGAACGCAGTTATCGTTGCGATTGATAATGATCTTCAAGAATATAAAGACATGGGAACGAATGGTCATCCTGAGTTAGATATTCGCTACGGCAAGATGCTACAAGCAAGGGGCAAAATTCTTATTAAAATGGAGGAGGATAAAGATGCCAAAGTTTAAAGTTACCGTTACCCAAACCAACGTCTTTTTCATCGATCAAGATGATTTCGACGAATGGGACTTAGAGCCTACCGCCGAGCAAGCAAAACGTATTGCCACCGATGAACGTATCTGGGACGAAAATCAATCTGGGGACGATACTTATTCTGTTCGTGTTTTTGCAGAGGAGGTTAACAATGCCAAAGTTTAATCTTTTACGCAGCTACACAGTTGTGGAATCCCATGAGGTGGACGCCAAGACAGAAGATGAGGCTATCCAGAAAATTGAAAATAATCCGTATGATACTATGCACAAAAGTTACGATGGGGATTACACCCGTGATGACGATGGTGATATTGTCTATACTCTAAACGATTATTCGGAGGATAAAGATGATACCTAATTGGCGCGTTAAATCTTACATGGAGCATTTTGGTCAGTTAAGAGGTGCGGAGATTATAGATTTTCATATGGTTTCTGATAGTCATGATAAGCACAACGCATGGCCTACGTTTACTATGCGAAAAGGCAACGATGTGTTCAGTCTCGTTTTATCTCAAGATGAGGAAGGCAACGGCGGCGGTTTTGCTTTTATCGAAAAGGGGGTGCAGTGATGACTGATTTTAATTTTCGTGAACAGTCTTACTGGTGCGGTAAAGGCAAATATGAAAAGGCGCTTGAAAAGCTTGACGATATCATAGAGGACCAATTGATTTACGAAGGCCCTTGGAAAGCAAAAATGCAAAAAGCTTCTGGTAAAAATTACCATTTGGAAAGATTAAGAAAAGCAAAATATGCTTATTATCGTCGATACAATGATGGTGACCAAAGTTCGATATTGACAAAGGGAGCCCGAAAGCTTGGTTTTCATTGTGCTTATGAGGAAGCCATTGAAGCTGTAATAAATGCAAAAATAGAAGCGGCTTGGAAAGAACAAACGGGGCAAGATTTAGAGCGTGATATTGTCGAGCCCCAAAAGTTGGACATGGAACGCATGTTAAGCGAAGTGTTTGATAAAGTATTTTTTAAAGAAAGTGAGGTATAAATGTTTTTATTTAGTTGGATAGGCCGCCTATTGTATGGTTCGGATTACGACGAATTAAATAAACGCGTTTCGAGAAAACGACGACGAAGGTAAAACTTTTAGAAATTTCTACTTGCATTTATATGCGATTATATGCGAGAATAAACGGGCGGGTAATTCTGCCCGTTTTTTTTAACAGCTACGAAGGGCTAAAAACATGAATATTGAAAACTCAAAAGGCACACTGCAAAACCTACTTTTAAAAGTTCAAGAGCAAAACAATAGAAGCGCGGATTTTCTAGCTTCTACTAACAATCTGCAAAAAATGACAAATGACGAAGGCAAGCCACAAATTGTCATTGAAGCGGCGGGGGGCGAACCGACGCGTATTTTAGATGTTAACGATCATGCTTTTGGACAAATTGCCCAGAACGTCGATATAGATACTAGAACGGCGCGACGCTTGCAGGAAAAAATTCCGCAGGAATATGACGCCGCTATAAATGCGTTATGGCAGAAAGAACCGACTAATCGTATGGTTCGAACATTTCTTGATACGGATGAAACCACCGGAACCGCCCGCGCATTTGTATCTGATAAGTTTAAAACGTTTGATAACGTCAATTTGCTTAATGCAAGCTTACCGCAATTGATGGAAAGCGACGCCCAGTGGCAAGTTGTCAACGGTACGGTTACAGATAAACGGCTTTATTTGCGTTTAAAAAGTGAAGTTCAAACGGGTGTACCTGCCGTCGGGGATGAAATGGCTAATGGTATTGGTTTAAGTAATTCGGAAGTTGGCGCGGGTTCAGTTTCTGTTTATCAAACAATTTGGACGCTTGCTTGTCTAAATGGTATGCAAACCGAAAACCGAAATCGCTCTAGCCATATTACCAGTGCGAGGGATAGCGCGGACTATGGCTTGCTATCCGGCGAAGCTAAAGACGCGGACAACCATGCGCTAGAATTAAAGTTGCGGGACCTAGTAAAAGCATATGCTAGCCGTGAAACATTTGACGAAGTACTTGACAAAATGAGGTCCGCGCATAGCGACGTTATCGAAGGCGATTTTCACGAAATACCGGAACGCGTCGGAACCGTTCTTAAACTTACCAAAAAAGAAAATACCGACATTTTGAACGGGTT